AGACCGCCCAAGCGGATTTCGACACCCGCGTTCAAACCGAAGTGGCCCGCGTCGTCGCCTCGACCGGCACAACGCTCCCGGCCCGCGTCACTCCAGCCGGTGATGCCACTCAGGCTGCGGAACTCCACGCGCAGTTTGCCGCTATCACCGATCCCGCCGCCCAGACCGTCTTCTGGCGCAAGCTCACCCCAGAACAACAAGCCCTCATCCTCAAGCACCAAGCCTGATCTCGCCAAAACTCCAATCCCAAGCCTAACACACCATGCCTAACACCCTCACCAACGTCAAAGACATCAAGGTCGCCCAGAAGGCGCTCATGCCCTTCACCGCGAACCTGATGCCGGTCACCTCGTTCTCCACCAACTTTGGCCCCCAGCAAGCGGACAAGGGCGACACCGTGCGCGTGCCCCTCGTCGGCGCACCATCCGGGTCGAGCGATTTCGCCGGTGACTACACCGCCAACTCGGATTCGACCGTCACCACCATCCCGGTGACGCTCAACCGCCACAAGTTCAAGACCGTCCACGTCACCGCCCGCGAAAGCGCGGAAACAGCCATGGACTTGCTTGATACTCTCGTCGCCACTGCCGCCCAACAGCTTGCTCAGGACGTGCTGCTCGACATTATGACGGTCATCACCGCCGCCAACTTCGGCACCCCTGGTATTCCCGCACTTGCCGCCACCAACTTCGATTACAAGAAGGTGCTGAACCTGCGCGAGTCCTGCGGCAACGCCAAGATGCCAGCCTCGCCCCGTTCGCTCATTCTCGACGCCGGTTACTACACCAACCTGCTCGCCGATGATGTGGTGGCCAAGAGCTTCAACCTCAACCTCAGCGCCCCAGGTGTCACTGACGCCCTCATCAAGCGGCTGGCTGGTTTCGACCTCCATGAAACGGTGGTGATTCCGTCCGATCACGCGGAAAAGCTCGTTGGGTTTGCCGTTCATCCGAGTGCGGTCGCGGTGGCCATGCGTTACCTCCAACCGGTTGCCGACTACCAGCAGGCGGGCGCGGTCACCGATCCCAACACCGGCATGACTTTCGGCTACCTGCGGTTCACCGACACCCGCGCCAACAAGGTATTCGTCACCATCGAATGCCTCTACGGCTTCACCGTCGCCAAGAACGACGCCCTCAAGCGACTCGTCAAACCCTGAGCCATTCTCATCTAACGCCTAACACACTATCACCACCATGATTCCATTTAGCTTCACCGGCAATGCCGGATCTATCCTCAGCAGCGTCGTTGTTCCCGCCAGCGGGCGAGACCGCATCCGTGTCCAGTATGTGAACGCCACCTCCGACAAGGCGGCCTCGCTACTCGCCTTCAAACAGCCGTCGAAATCCACAACCGTAACCGCCACGAGCGCGGCCAACCAAACCGTCATCAACTGCGTGCCCTACGCTGGGGCCGCTGCCAGTGACGTGGTGGTGTTGTTCTCTGCGGTCACCGGCACCGGCGTTCGTGGTGTGGTGGCCTCGGTGCAAGCCGGGGTGTCGATCACCCTCAACGCCAACCTTGGCCTGGCTCTCGCACCCGGCGACATGGTCTATCTGATGGTCGCCTTCGGTCAGATTCCGGTCGGTGCCGCCACCAAGGAAACCAACGCGCCGACCGTGTTCGTGGTCAATGAAGGTCCCGCGTTGATCGAGTTGGATGGCACCGCCGCCTGCCGCATCAATCTGGTCGCTGGCGAGTATTCCTAACATTCTCATCGGGTTGGTTCATGGCACCCTCTCTGGATAGCTCCGGGGAGGGTGTTTCATTTTGACAGCCTCCCCCCGGCATGTCCCTCGAATCCGACATTCTATCCGACTTCCAACAGCTTCTATCCGAACATGGCACAGCGGCAACATGGAACTGCCTCAATCTGTCCGGGCTGGTCAGTCGCCTGCGCAGCGAACAGCAAATTGAAATCGGCGGTTTCGTCGAGTCCCCGGACCTCAGTGTGCGGGTTGCCAAATCCGCATTCCCGGCGGCGTTACCAAAAATGGGCGAACGCATCGTGGTGGATGGCGCGGCCTATCGAATCGCCAAAGTTTCCAGCCACCCACGTTCGCCGCTCCTAACCCTTACCCTGACCACCACCGATGAGTGACGGCTACATTCGCTACACAGCCAGGATGCAGGGGAGCTTCACCGTGGCCCGCCTGCTCAAACGCTACCCGGAGAAAGTGGGGCGCACGCTGGAGTCGTTAGTGAAGCAAGAGGCGCGAGGGCTGGCGGTGGAACTCGCTCGTAACACCCGTCCTTTTGGCTTTTCTGAAAGAGCCAGACAGCGTGGCGAGAAGGCGGTGGTCGGCGACATCAACCGGGTCTTCGCTCTGCCATCGGACGCGTTCACCGAGATCAGGAAATCAGATTCGGCTGTGGCCGACAAGTTCTGGGCAAGCATCCAGAACCGCAGATTTGCCAAGGCCGAACAAACGCTCAGGCAGTCGAACTCGCAGTGGAGTTCACTGTCGGTCGGGCGGCTTGATCCAAAGCTGCACAAGCAAGCCCGCACCGGTCCGCACGCCAATGTGAGCAAGCGACAAAAGCCGCTCCAGGTGGTGACTAGTCCGAAGGCACTCGACTCCTACATCGCCAAAATCATCAAGCGGGTCGGCTTTGCCAAGGGCTCTTGGATAAATGCGGCCAAGGCCATCGGCGGGCGGGTGAGGGGAGCGGCACAGTGGGCGACAAGGCACAAGCAATCGCCCGGCACCGCCACCGTGAAGACCGGCGACAAGCCAGCCGTCACGCTCATCAACAAGCTTGATTACATTGACGACGTGACCACCACCAAAGGCATCGAGATTGCCCTTCGGATTGCGGCCGCACGATTGCGCAAGGCGCTCTCCACCTCGATGCAGAAGATCACCGACCGGACGAACCGATCCATGCGCCGTCGCGCTGGTTGACTCGACTACCTCGGCACCATGCCAAACTTGATAGAAGACCGCCTTACCTCGTTGCTCGCTGACTGGATCGACACCAATCGCCCACAAGACTTCCCGACCAGCATACCTGTCCATGTCGCCAACCGTGACGAATTGCGCAGCCGCCCGTGCATCGTGCTTAGCACCACCGAATCGAAGCCGGTCCCGGCACTGCCCCACACCGCTAGGGTGAAGCTCGATGTGCATTTGTTTTCCCAAGCGGATGACACCCAGGCGGCAGATCACGCACTGTGGGCCGGGATGCTCGTCGCACTTCTCCAGGACAAGGCGGCAATTCAATCGGCCCTTGAATCATCCACCTTCATTCTCCACGACCTGATTGGCCGCGATAGCACCACAACACCCGACGAAGCCCGTGGACGCGAATCCATGCTGAGCTACGAAGCGGTGGTCTCGGCGGTGTAGTTGACACGCCAGCCGCTGGCAAATGGCTGCCACACTACTAGGAACAACCGGCAATTGGGGGATCTCCTCTGACCAAACTGGGATCATCATTCAGGATCTCTCCTACGAGTATTCTAACCAGGAAAAGCCGGTCCTCGATAAGGGTGGCGAAATCATCGGCTTTTCGTTCTATCAAGAGAAAATCGAAGTGAAGCTATCGGGCCTCGTGCCCAAGACCGGGGCTTTCACCGGCAAGATTTCCGCTGCTCTCACCCTCGGTAACGCGATTCCAGCGCACACGCAGGCCAGTGGCGGCACCACCATTCTAAAGCAAATCACCCGCAGCCTCAACAACGAAGACTTCGAGAAGATCGAACTGTCGGCCACCCACCATCCGTTTGTCACCGTCGGGGCCTAAGCAATCATCCATTCACCTCAGATCCCATGGACTCCGTCTCTCACATCTCATCCACCGCCACAAGCAACACCTGCCTAGCTGCCGCCCTAACCGCTGTAGGCATTCCAATCGCCGAAAAGCCGTTTGTCCGCGTCGTTGGTGACGGCATCCGGGGTGAACGCTTGGTTTGGTTCTTCGAGCCTCAGAGTGAGGACGGCAAATTCCAAACCAAGGAACTCATAGCCGCATGGCATGATGATGCTTGGCATCATGCGAACCCGGATCATCCGTTCGCCTACATCAAGTGTGCCTTGCTCAACCGGGAACGGCTCGTGGACAAGGTGAAGCAGGATGTGCCGCTCGCCTGCATCAGACGCCGGGGGAAGATCGCCTTCATTCCGCTCAACGCCAGCCCCGCCACCGAAGACCTGTTCCTCCGCTACCTCTGACATCCCATGAACGACACCGACCGCCAACAACATCTATCCGCCGCCTTCCATGACGTAGAGGTCATCGTCGGGGGCTACGCCATGCGTCCGCTATCCCTCGCCAGTTACGACGTGCTTTTGCGCACCGCCAACCCGCTGGTGAACGGCGAAATGCCGAAGGACGGCACGCCAGAGTTCACCTCCGCCATCATGGGTTTCGTTTATACCCACTGCGCCCTGTGGCCCGAGGTGGTGCGGGCGTCGTTCAACGATCAGGCATTCCGCGAGGCGGCGCTCATTTTCTGCGGTGGTCTAACGCCGGGGGATTTCCAAACCGCATTCAAGCGGCTTGAGGAACAAAGCCGGGAACTGGAGGCGGCGCAGGTGGATCCAGTGGCCGGCATCGGCGGAAAAAAGCCCCGCCCTGCGACGAGCCAGGCTTCCTAGCCGCTCAGGTGTTCGCCATCGCCGCCGAAACCGGCTGGCCGGAGGAGCGGATTCTGTTCATGCCGCTGGCGCGGCTGTTCCAATACCAGCATTGCCTGCTGCGGCGGAACGGGGTGCGGGCAAACTGGAGCAGCACAGGGGAGGCTCAAATCAGCCTGCGTGAACAGTTGGAGGCGCTGCGGGTGCAATGGAGCGAATCAGCCGGGTCCTGACTGCGACCGAGTAACGCCACCAAAGACGGGGCGGTTTCCGAGACAGAGAGGCGAGGCGGGAAATGGCGAGGGAATCTGCTTGACAGCCTAGTCGGGCGAATGGTAGGCAGGACTCATGCGCAAGGAGAGTTCCAAGGCCGAAACCCCGAGCGGGGGGGGGATAACACCTGCGCGTACGCGTACGCGCGCATTGTGCGCGTGTTAGCAACTGAACCAATACACTGTTGGGCTCGAAAAAATATGAAGCATTGGCGACAAAATCTCTTGATTGTCATTTCCGTCTTGGCTTGCTGCTGCAACCGAGATGAAGAGATCGCTAGATCACGCGATGTGCAGCCTAATATAGTCCCTTGCAAATGGGCAATGGGAGATACAGATGATCAAGGGCGGTTGGTTGTTTTTGTTGCTGGCGGGCATTATGAAGTTCTTGAGACTGATTACGCACTTGCCTTCGTGAATATGGGTGACCATGAGAACCCAATTACGAGATTTAATCTATCAAGTCGTGAGTCTGGTTTTGAGACATTCGACAGCCTTGAATCACTCACCGAGCGGGT